ACCCTATTTGTACCAGCGGTTGCACCAAATGTTGCTGTTTCAGCAGCAGAAAGTCTTTGACGTTTGCGTTGAGCAGAGGCAAGAGAATTAAATAGTTCTTGCTCACCTTCGGATTGTCCATAAGTATCCATTGTATTACCATAGACACCAGAGAGTTTCTCCGCAGTAGGCAAGATATCTGCAATAGTTGCATAACCCTTTTGTGCTTCAGCCTGAGTAACACCCTGTGCTGCTAGTTGCTCGGCAACCGCAACTCCAGCAGTAAGTCCTTGACGGCCTGCTGCTACACCAATTTCTGATGCCGCAACCTGACGTTGAATTTTCTGGAACTGTTGCTCTGGGTCAAGTACATAAGCAACAAGGTCTTGTTGACCTACACCGTAATAGTCGCGCAGTTGTTTAGATACCGCAGGGTCTGCGTTTTGTACACGCTGGACTGCCGTAACAACACGGTTAGAAAGTTCTGTTGGTGACATATCATTAGCAATGAACTGCTTTACATATGCATCGTTATCAAACTGCTTTAGTCCGTAAGCACGAAGTACCTGACGGTAAGAATCTTCAACATTGACATACTCTGCAGGAGTTAACGCGGCTAGACCCTTTTTAAGTCGGTCAGCATTTGCTGCAAATCGTTGCTGGTATTCTTGCGTATCCATTAATTCCAGAGTAATCGTTGCTTCTGTTGCACCCTTCATAGCAAGTTCTTTAATCTTACTTGCTAGACCAGTAAGACCGTATTTATTAAATCGCTCTGCCATGGTTGCATACACACTCATACGGTCATTATATTGAGTTGCAGTTGTTGTGGCAGTATTTGTCTTTGTTAAATCATTAATTTGTTTTTGTAAAGATTCTATCAAAGCCTTTGTTGTTGAGTCTAGCCCTGTTGGAATATTAACCACTGCTGGGTTGGTGACCACTGCTGGGTTGGTGACCACTGCTGGGTTGGTGACCACTGCTGGGTTGGTGACCACTGCTGGGTTGGTAACGGTAGTATCTCCGCCACCCTCGGTGGACCAACCAGTAATTTGCCCGTAAGCATCTTTAATTGGTTGAGGTTGTAATATGAGGGCATTTGCTCCCTGTGGGTCGCCAGGATTTGCTTGAGTTCTTCCACCTACTGCTCGTGAACCATAATTTTGCATATTTAATTCAGTATTAGCGGCACGATAAAGTTTCCATTGACCGTTATTAGTATCGCCCTGCCAAGAATAATAGTAAATAAAATTTTCACCAGGGATACTACTTGGTGGTGGGGCAGTAGGGCGATTAGTAAAGTCAAACATAGGGTTAGATGCTGCACGTTCTTCTGCCTCAAGTGCATCTTGTTCATCACGTGCCGCTTTAAGATAAGCAGTTTTTTCCGCCTGGGTCATCGATTTACGTTCAGCAGCAGAAAGTTCAGTGTAAGGTGTCATTGCTAGTTCTCTTGCAGCAGCAACAGAAGCAGCAGTAATTTCAGCATCTGTCATTTGAACAGTATTTTTGGGTTGAGTGGATATAACTCTTTTAGGCTGGTCTTCTCCATCAACCTGCATTACATCTCGATTGAAGTTAAACATTACATTAGCCCCCAATCTTTCATGACCTTATACTGCATAGAGTCAATTGAATCTCTAGCATTGTTTGTGAACTGCCAACGTGCATCAGAGCGCAGGTCTGACTCGAACTCCCATAGTGGCTTGCTTGTTGGCTTACCATCTGGACCAATATATTGTAAAGCCTTGTTAAGAGTAGGGTCATCATAACCAATAGAGTCTGCATCAATTTCTAAGATGGTAGCCATAGATGATTTGTATGCTGATGATAATGCATCTAGTGTAGTACCCTTCATAATTCTATCTGCAAATCCTGGATACTTACTCGCTGATTCAGTACGAATACTCAATTCAATTTCGGAATCAGTAATCTTTCCAGAGAACAGGTCAGCACCCCATTGTGAATACTTCTTGTCATCATATGAAATACCATACGCGTCTGCATATTCGCGGAAGTTCTGAATCTTAGTAAGTGTATCTCCACCAAACTTAGTACCAAAAGATGCAGACTTAACAATCAAGGCATCTATCTGTCCGTCTGTAAAAGCGCCCTCAAATGCTGTAGTAAGATACTCATCTAATTGAGTGTCATCAATCCTAACACCGACTCTAGATAAGCGTTGTTTTTGGGCAATCTTAAATGCCTCAAGTTCGCTATCCCAAACTGACTTTTGATTTATCTTCATTGTATATCGGTCTGCTGCAGTCCTACCTAAAGTAGAGTACCACTTAGACTTGAAGTACATATCAAGGGCTTCTGTTTCTTTGCCAGAAATCCATAGTGCATATACTTCTGCTAATTGACCTTTACCTACACCATACTTTAGGTCCTCAAGCATAACCTTTGTAAACGCAAAACCAGTTGCTGTTATAAGACCTGATGTAGATGCGTCAGTAGATGACTTAGGACGTCCCTTAGGATACTTTAAATCAAATGCTTCTTTTGCTTTGATGCGGGCAGAGCCTTCCAACGCATTAAGGTCGGCAAGGTCTTTATCGTATTGAATCTGTTGTGGGGTATCGGCCATTATCTACCACCTCGCTGTTGGTTCGCTGTCTGCATCCAACCGAAGAACTCTAGTCCTTGTTGGCGGGCAATATCAAGTGGTGCCTTTTCTTTTGCGTACTGCTCTGCTTTAAGTACTGCAGATTCTGTACTAAATCCTGGACTGCGGAAGGTACGTGTATTACCCTTAGCATCGGTAATTGTTTTTGTTGTTTGTCCCACATCAATCATCTTCTGAGCAATTGCAATAAGTTCTGCTTTTTGTTCGCTAGTAACTCTAGCACCAGTCTTCTTGTAGAAGGCATTACCCATAAGTTCACCAAGAACTGCTGGGTCTTCATTGTTTACTGTAACGCCTATCCTTGTTCCAGCAAGGGAGTTAGCACCTGAGTTTAAGTTCATCTTAAGGATATCTAAAGGTGTCACCTTGAGTCCTGTGCCACCAGCATACAGTAAGGCTGCTTGATTTACTGCTGCCTGCCATGCTGCGAATGATTCTACTAGGTTAGTTCCCTTGCCTGCCCCTGCCATGAGTGCAGTCACCTGACTCTGAGTCTTTGGGTCAGTTAGAAAAGATTGAGCAACACTGTTGGTCATATTGATGTTATCTTTACCAGCAACTGTTGTCTTGATTCCAGCCTTTGCTGCATCAGGAGATGTAGATACCTTTGTAGTTTTTGAACCAGGACCTAGGTATACAAGAAGAGTGTTACCAACCCCGCCAGTTGAGAAGATTGTCTCTAGGTTAATTTCAGGATTTGTCCGCTTTAAATCAGCAGCAAGGTCTTTAAATAACTTTGAGTCTACACTAGAAGGAGCGTTCCCTGGAACATAAGTACCAGCCTTAATGGCTTTATCCTTATTTGCCTTATTTTCTTCTGCTGTTTTTTTGTCAGTGGCTGCTTTCTTAATGTCACTAATTCTTTTATCAACAGTCTTTAAATCTGTCTTAAGTTTTTTAACATATTTTTCAGCAAGTATTTTTTCTGCATCTGTCATGGTTGCATCGGCTGCTTGGGCTGATTGTATCTTGCCTAGAAGTGAATCTCTTTTCTTCTGCTGAACAAGTAGTTCTTCATTAGCCATTTGATAACCCTAACATTTTGTCGTAAATCGCATCCTGAGATAGGAATCTTTCGTAAATATCAGCAAACTCTTTGTCACCATTCTTTAACTGTGTGACATAGTAATCAAGCATTAATCTTAAATCCATGTTAGCCTTACTAGATATATTAGAGGATGCTCGTCCTGCTAGTAGAGAGGCAACTGAATCTCGAGCCTGTAAGTATAGAGCAACTGACTTCCATGTTGGGTCGCTTCCATTATCCTTTATGAAGTCTTCATTAGAAATAATCTTGCGTAGACCCTGGATAGTCTTTGATGTCTTTAAGCCGTCAAAGTCACGGTAGTCTTGAGCCCAAGCAGAAGGTGAGCCAGTAGGTTGCCCTGTTGCTGGGTCGATATCCTTAGATAACTCATTGATAAGGTTAACCTTGACAGCCTTTAGGTCTTCTGCACCGTTCTGCTCATATGATGTGAGTCCACGGTCAGCAAGGTGTGCATCAAGGACTGCTGTTACCTTACGGTATGTAGCCCAGCCCTTGCGAGCCTGGTTCTTAGCAGCGGCCTCAAGTGGTGTCTGTCTTCCTCTAAAGGTTTCAGTCGTACCTGGGGAGATTGTAGTCTCAGATTGCCACCAGTAGGCTGTAGGAGAGTACTTAGCGGCATTGGAGCCGTTAGTAATCAAGCCAACTAGATTCATGTTATCACCAGATACTGAAGAGATTAGACCAGCGTAACGCTTAGCGTTCTGGACTGAATCCATTGTAGCCTGTGAACCTGTAGGGTTCTTAGATAATGATGTTGCAAAATCAAAGAACTCAGGGAAATCCTCTAGGAACTTAGCATCTGCGCCGAGTCCATATTCCTGACTATATACACGCCATTGGTCCATATAGAAGCGGTAAGGACTAGCAAACTGTGGAGAGAATGGCAAGATAAGGTTTGCTGCTGCACGCATCTTGTAGTATGCATCAACCTTCTTCTTAATTTGACCTTCTGATAAGTATGCACGTTGCTCATCACGTGACTTATGCTGTTCGGTAATCCAGATTAACTGGTACATCTTAGCATAGTCTGAGTTATTTAGTCCTTCAGACATATCAAACAAGCGACGTCCCCACGTAGGTAGGAACTGCTTAACAGAATCGTCAGGTCCGTATGGGAAAGCAAAACTTACAACTTCACCAAACTCTGGCTTCATCTTAATAATCTTAGATACTGGAATAGCAGTTAGAGGCCCAATACTTACACCAAATGGGTTACCTTGGAAGACAACATCTAGGCTTCGCTTGCTGATACCTACCTGGTCAAGTGAAGATAGTCCTTCTCCAAGGATAGGAATCTTCTTTAGCCCACCAGGAACTGGTAACCAAATAGTTTCGCTGCCATCAAATGGTGAACCATCTGACACTGGCTCGCCTTCGCTGTTTGTAACAAGACCAGAACGGTTAGGGGAATTCCAAATAGTTGCTGCACGGCTGATAACCACTGGCTTATTGCTAGCAATCTTTAACCATGTTTTAATAGCGTTCTCTTGTGCAGAGAAGAAAGGAGATACATAGCGCAACATATGTGCAGCATTTGTACGACGTTCTACATTGTAAAGGATACCCTTAACACCTTTAAGAGCATCTGCTCGGGCATCCTTTTCAAGAGCATATTGAATATTATCAAACTCTTCACGAGTAAACTTACCACCCTTTAGGGTTTCTGCTGTAGCAATACGTTCATTAATTGATTTACGATATAAATCAATAAACAACGGATGACGTGCCCATGCATCTTCGGGCTTTGTTGCTAGCCACTTAAACAGGAAGTTAGTCATTGTTCGGGCATTCATCTTAGATGTCCAGTTAATGTTCTCTTCAATAAGGTGTCCGTGTACAACTGGCAACTTTGTTTCGTCTGGGATAGCCTTACGTAGAAACTCATCAGATACATTTGCAACTTCGTCTCCTGGACGGCCACTAAGTATCTTTTCACGGATACCATAACCATCTGGAATGTAGTTATCTACAAAATGCTTTACCTGTGCAACGTGTTCCATTGAATCGCCACGCTGTATACCCATGCGAGTACGCAATGTTTTGTTTTCTTCAAGCCACTTGGCTACATCTTCTACCTTTTTACCAGCAATCAATTCACGCACTACTGCAGAGTTAGCAAAATCTGTATTTAATGCATTTGCCCATGCTAGGTAGTAGTCCTTTTGCCCTGGGAATACAGCACCTTGTCCCTTTGAGCGCACCGAAGCGCTGTAAAGTGTACTATAATCTTCCATCAATGCACCAAAAGAACGGTCTGATGAATTTATCTGTTGATATAGCCCACCATTTGGACCACCAAAGCCATCCCAAACAGTATAATCATTTCCGTCTATATCAGAATACTTAGAAGAAACTTTCCATTGGCCTGTACCAATAGTTTTTTTCTTTGTTACGTCCTCTGTCATAAATTCACGGAGTGTAGCCTGGTTGTCCTCTAGAGCAGCACGCTTTGCGGCAAGTTGATTTTTTTCAACCGCAATGCGACCGATAAGGTCTAGGTCATTAGGATTCTTTTCTAGCCATTTACTAAATACTTCAATCTTGCTTTGCGACGCAGCAACATCAACACTCAACTGTGATACAGAAGTCTTAACGTCACTCAATCTTACCTTACCAACAACATTAAATCTATCAACAATGCGGGTACCTACGCGTGAATTTGCAGCATTTTGCATTACATTCTTTCCACCTTCCGCAAGGTGACGCATTGAAGCCATGGCTCCAACTGTTGCCCAGATACGCAACTGAGAATCAAGTGCGTTACGGACTGGATATCCTAGGCGAAGAAGAACCGATGCTTTCCAAATGTCAGATGTTACTGCTGCAAGTTCAGATGCCTTGAATGAAACTGCTGAGATTGCGCTCTTATTGCGACGGACAACTTTTTCAATTGTGTCAAAGTCAGCAATAGGTAAAAAGTTTGCTGTCTGAGATTCAAACAAAGGAACCTTTGTCATTCTCTTTTCAATATGGTCGTAGAGGTATCCCTCTTCTTTTAATTCTCTCATCAAACCAGTACGACGATTGATATGTGTGTTATATAACTTTTCTGCCGTGGCTGTATCAATGCCATTCTTTTTGGAAATTACTTGATACCCACGAGATTCAAGATTGTTGATAACTTGAGCGCGTGCTTCTGGAGAAGCCGCTGCAGCATAAGCATTAATAACCCTCATGCCCTCATCGCGGCTGAAACCAACATCACCAAAAACTCGAGTAAGAACATTGCCAGGCTTTGACAAAGCAACAAGGCGATTAACTACCGCTGTTACTTCACGGATTGAATCACCTTCATTGAGGTTTACAATACCGCTTGGGCGCTCATTTTCAAGCCAACTAATTTTTGAATACATTGTATGAAATGGTGTTGGCTGGTAAACATCTGAACGTGAGAAACTTGTTACTTCTTTTGCATGGAATGGAACGCTACGTGCTGTAGCAACTTCACGACCAATGGCCTGACCGAATCGACCAATACCTTCACGGAATGGTGTTTCAATTAGTTGAGCAAGATACTTGTCATGCTGACCCCAGGCAGTAATGTAGGCTCTGTCTGCCGCAATTTCTTCTGGAGTACGAAGCAATAGGGGAAGCATTGTTTCATTTTGTCCAGCCATTAAGGCTGATTCTTCATTAAGAAGAGTTTTTAAATCGCTAACACTTACTTCACCATTTGCAATACGCATTGGAACTGCAATATCTGGACGCTTTAAAACATCAAGTGCATCAATTGCACTCTTATCGCCAAGAAGCGCAGCCATGGTATTAATTGCTTCTTCTTTGGTTGTTGTTGTTCCAAGAAGATAAGATACTGTAGCCTGATTATTAGATGACTTTACCCAAGGGTGGTTCATTGCCCAGAGGGAATCATTTGCTGCAAAATCTTCAGCAAGTTTAGCATAACGTTCTGCTCTTTTGCTCAGAGTAGATGTAGCACCAAAGCCCGTTGTCTTTACTTCATTAATGGCAAAGATTGCATCAGATGCTTTATCTGCTACTTTTGCTACTGCTGCTGCTTTACTAAGAATCACTGTTGGGTCTAAAAATATCTGGGCTGCTGTATCTAATGTTCCAGTTGTGTAACGACCAAATAGGCTATCTTTAAAAGCAGCCTTGCGTTGACGTGAATCATAAATATTAAACTTATCATCAAATAATGCAGGAGTTAATGAATCAGGTAACAGTCTTAAAGGAGATGATTTTGCTAATAGATTTGCAGCAGCCTGTCCAATAGAAACTTCTTGACGATTTTCAATTGCTTTACCTAAACCTTGTGTAGGTTCTGCTAAAAACATAAGACCAGCACTTAATGGCTGACGTACAGCAGATGAACCAACAGCAACTGCTGCGCCAATAACCCCACCAAAAGGGCGTGCAACATTCTTTACTGTATTAACACCAGCATTTTTAATAGTGTTAAAGAATCCATTGAACTGCTCATCGCTATTTACTGGTGCTGTAAAAACATCCCAAGCAAATTTAGCACCAGTTAGCGAGACTGCACCTAGTGCAATATCTCCAAGCCAGTCTCTGGTTCCTTTTGCAAGGTCACCTAAACGATTCCAGATATTCATTAAATACCATTCATCAGTGCTGACAGTACGTTACGCGTTTCTGTTGATGTTTCTGGTCGAGATGCAATGTATGATAAGACTGGATAGTATGCCTGAAGTGCTGCATTAAATTGTGTATTGTCTGGACCAGGTGCTGGTTCTGGAAGCCCAGGTACCGAATTATTTCCTGCACCAATCGGTGCGCCATCCATAACACTTTGGTCAGGCAGTTCGGTTGGCGCTGTAATTGTAGTTGCTGGGGTCATTGAACCCATAGATGGGCGCTCTGCATTAAATGTTGGTCCTTTTGCAAGCGGTGCGCCAGCGGCTTGTTCGTTGATTTGCTTGTTCATGCCATAAGCATAACCTTGAGCAACACGGCCAGATTGTCCTGCTCCGCCCGTACCAGAAACATTGGCAGGATTATTCTGTGGTGCCGTTGGACGCATTCCGCCGCGATTTTCTGGTGCTGTTGTCATTGCGCCTCCTACTTAATATGTTTAAATTGCTCTTTTGATATATAAGGTCCTGCTGTAAATGCTGTTAGTTTAGATGCAATTTCCATTGCTTCATGTGCATCAGCGCCTGCGTGTAATGCACCAAGTGCATAAGCCGCTCCGCTTCCAACAGCGTAAATTCCGCTTGCATTTTTGCTTACTGATAGGTCATGGTCAATGTCAAAGACTTCGCCACACACGGAAATTAAAAATTGAAATCTTGATTCTGTTTTAGTTTCATCAAAGTTGTAACCATTATCACTTAAACATTTACGAAGCGAAGGCATAGCCTTCACAATCATAAAGTGATACAAATCTTTTTTATCTTTACTCGTAAGCGTTGGTGGGTCCCAGATATGTTGTGCAATATCGCACGGTAGTACTTCTCCAGAACCACCTATAATAAATGAACCACGGTCTTCAAGTTTTTTAACATCAGGATGGTTGTAAATAAAACCATTATCATCAGTTGTTTGACTATCGGCTACCATAACGCAGCCAGTATCATACTCAATACCAATAATTGTTGTCATGTCCCCACCTTAAATTATATTCGTCGCGACGAACGGACGCTTGCTGTTGGCTTTCCTGAGCCAGTAATGCCAGATAACAAACTCATAATATCAGGTGGTGCTTGTTCAATTTCTGGAAGTGTAGCGCCTCCTGTTGGAACGCCAGCAGGAGCAGGGGACATTTGCTCAACTGCTTGTGGTGCCCCAACAGGAGGAACTGCTTGCTGCTGAACGGCAAAGGTTGCTTCAATTGCATCCTCTAGTGCCTGTCCCTTTTGGCGTGCCTTTATAACAGCAGCAATCTTACGTACAACTTCTGAAGCATCCTGGCCTTGAGTAGCCATCTGTGGAATTGCTTGTGTATATGCCGTAAGTGAACCAAGTAGCGCTCCGCGCATATCCTCAATTTCAATCTTTTCTAATTCCTGTGTTACGTTAACTGTAAATGGTAGTTCTCTCATAGCCATATCTCGGCTGATGAGTTTTCCTCCAAGTGCTTGAAGCATAAAGATAAGACCTTGCGCTGGGTTAAGACCAGCAAGCATGCCATAACGAACATCAGCAGAATAGTCATTCTTGATATCTTTGTTTGGCTTGTATGTAATCTCATAAGGTGAGCCCGAATCTACTCCACGAATTGTTTTTTCTTGTGGGTAGATTACTTCATCTACATTAAAGCAAAGACTAATAATGTCCCTAAGTGTTGCAGCAAAGATTGCTTGTGCTGACTTAACCTGTGTATCAAAGGCTCCCATAAGAGCCTGTACGCCTTGACCAGTAACAACTGATGCGCTGATATTTCCTGTACGTGATTCGGGGTAACGTGTACCAACACGCAGTTCTTGATTAAGGATTGTTTGTTCAGTAAATGCACCTTGTGGAAGAGTAAGTTCTACGCGGCGGACACCTGCTGGGTTGGCTGTACGGATAACCGCATCTCCACCAAGTTGTAGTTCCTGCACATCTTGTGGGAGTACGATAGGTGCTTGTACAGATTTTTCTGCTGCTTCCATTGCAAGTAATGCAAATCGGTTACGCAGTAACTGGATACCAAGTACATCATCAAACTGGCCACGCATCTCACCATCAATAGATGGCTTGCGTGCAACAACAACCATCATCTTACCAAGTGGATTGGCTGCTTGTGAAAGAACTAGATTCTCTCTACGTGGGACATAGATTATAGATTGGTCTTTATCGTAGTAACGAACCATTTCAATTACTGCATTAAGGTCTTGCTTGTATCCATCTGAACCAAGAAGTTCTCTATCGTACTCTGGGAACTGAGATACTAGTTCACCAAGTGTCATAGAGTAACGTTTAGCAAATGCCACACAGCGTCCATAGCGGTCAAATTCTGGGTAAGCCCCAATAGGATTTTCTATGCGAATACGTGGCAGTTTTGCTTCATCGTCTAGTTCAATAATGAACGGGACGAAACCATAGGTGATATACCAGTCAGCACCTGAGTACATCTGTACTGCTAGGTCTGAGTGTTGAAAATAGTTAGAGGCAATACGAGTACGCTTGTCAGCAAAAGAACGTGCTCTATCAGATACCTGATTGGCTGCAGAGCAGTTAACCGCTGGAAGCGGAGCCATAACCTCAGATAGGTCACGAGCAACGATGTCAATAAAGTTTGCTACTACGTTTGCATCAACGCCCTCTGGAAAGAAGTTAGGATATACCTGTGCAATCTTTCCTTTACGAACGGCAAGTACGTCAAGGTTACGCGCATCACGTTCGTGGTTACGGTAGCGCAACGCTTCAACGCGTGCTACTACTTGTTCCATACTTAATGTCATCGTGTATTACGTCCTTGCTTTCTAATGCGTTCCATTTCACGGGCCTTGTCCTGCGTAATTCTACGTGCTAAGGCTTTAGGGTCTGGCTTAGTTGCTCCAAGTGCTTTGCGTGCTTCTGCAATAGATTTTTCAGCAGCAGGAGATAATTTCTTTACAACGGCTTTTTTTGCTGCTGTTTGTGCAAGTTTCTTTGCTGCTAGTCTTGCTGCCGCAGCAGCGGCTATACCTACTAGTGGTGCTACCATAT